GCGGCTCCAGCATTTTTGACTATTTTAATTGTTTTATCGGTTCTATTATCATAAACTTCCCACCGACCTTTTTTAACAGCTTCACCCACTCTTCGTTGTCTAGCCTCTTCTAATTTAGCTTTTATATTTTTCATCATTTCATCAACTTCCAAGCCACATTAGCCATTTTCTTAATTGGCAGCTTTTCAAATTTCGCTCTATTAGATGTGCCAAGTGCATTCCAAACTTTCATAATCACAAGAGCAGTTTGCATATCAACCAAAACACCACTTATTTTTTGGGCTTGTTTTTTTCCTATTATACTTCCAATAGTTTTCATAGTTTTACTTTTAACTTCATTTACGGATTCTTTCTTAACCGCCTTAACTATGTTCTGTATTTTTTGTTTTGCTAATCTTTCTTTCGCACCGCTACCAAGTGACTTATAATGTTTCATTACTTTTTCGGCCGTTTCGACATCCATAAAAATACTGTCAATTCTTTTACCTTTTTTGGTTTTGAGAATCGTTCTTATATCGGCTATTTTATTTTCTGCTTCATTTACGGATTCACCAGTATATTGTCTTTTGTAAAAATCTGCATCTGATTTGGATTGTTTCTTTGGAGCTGCTTTCTTATCGTCTTTCTTTTTAGAAAACCGATCTTTTAATTTTGCAAAGATACCCTTAGCTTTTTTATGATTTGGATTATCTTTGTCTTTTAAAGCACTTACAGCGGAGTTTTCTTTACCTGTTTTAGGATTTTTCATTTTAATTTTTGTCATGGCTGTTGCGGCTGCTATAGCAGCTGGATTTTCGTTGAGTTTAACTTCTTTCTTCAACCTACTCTTTTCAGCTCTTCCTCTGTTTTTAGATTGTGATTCAAATCCCACGATTTTTCCCCCTTTGTGTGAGGCGTCTTTGCCATCACCATTACCATAAGTACCTTTCTTACGATTATATTTGTTTAATTCTGCTCTATACTTTTTAGACTTTGTAGAAGATTGAAATTTCTTATACTCGTCTTTGTAATCTCTTTCTTTAGCTTCATCCATATGTTCGTCATCCTGACTATGAGTATACCCTCATGTCTCACACAGATTATCTTCGTTCTTCTTTTCCCAATCCTTTGCCATTTCAGGTTCGTTAGCATGCATCCATTTTCTCTGTTTATCAGATTTAAATGGCATTATAGCTTATTCATCAGACGCTGGATTTGTTTTAAAATCTTTGCAGTACCTTGAGCATTTACAAATACACCATAATCAGCACCAATCTTTACTAACTCATCAAACTGGTCTCTTAAATCATATTTCATTTCTTTCCACAACTTATCACTAATGTCATAGACTTTGTATTTTTTCCAACCTGTACTGATTTCATTTAACTTTTCTTCTTTCACAGGTTCTTTAATTCCAATAAAAGAAGCTTGGTTTGGATATAAATCTTTTAATTTAATCATTTTCTATCCCCTTAAAATATCATTAATAACTGCTTCAACCTTACCATATTTTGTATCACGGACAGCAGAATGTTCTACACTCTCATTTACTCCACCTGTGGGATACATAAAAGCACCATGTGTAGATGGGTTAGAAACAAAATCAAAAGCAATTAATTCAAAGTCATCTTGTACTTCTTGAGCACCACTCTCATTTACGGATTCAACAGAACCCATACCACGAGAACTAATACCCAATTTAATACCACTTTTAAATAATTCTTTTAGGATATTACCGCTTGGAGTTCCTAATACTTCAACTGTACCGACTAAATCATCACCATTCCAATTCATTTCTGTAATATTGTGGGATACGTTGGATAGATTAACAACAGAAGATTCAGGATGGTCTAACTCACCCATTGCCCTCTTCTGTCCGATAAAATTTTGAAAATACTTCTTAGCTTCACGCATTAGTATTTCTTTTGGATATACTCTACCATTTTGATTTTTGGTGTCTGCTCGTTGTAGAACACCTTTAACAACTAACTTTCCGTTGTTTTCTTTCATAGCCTCAGTTATTTGGTCAGCCTGTATTTCAAATGGTAAATAATCTACTATTAGTTGTTTCATTAATCTTTCTCCATCATTATTTCTTTTCTAAGACTTTCCAATTGTTCTATCCATTGACCAAGTCGCTTTAACATATAATTCTTTGTTACATCCTTTCTTTGTATTTCTATCTGCCATCGTTTTAACAATGTAGAAATACTGAAAAGAGTATCCATATAGGATTTCTTTTTATCATCAAACGCCATAATGGGTTGTTTACTGTAGCTGTCCGACTTTATTTGCTAGTTTAACTAACCTCTCACTTATTTTATTTAATGCCTTATGTGTATTTTTCCAATATGACTGTGAATTAACTTTTAATTCATTTTTTAACTTGACATTCATTTTGACAAGTTTTTCTAAACCATTTAATCCGTCACGAACTTCTCTCATTGAATGTCCAATTTTTTGTTTAGGTGATAAAGTATCATCATTTCTGTAATCATGATACCTTCCCTCTTTAACTACTGTATAAGTTGTGGAGTTAGTAGCCATTTTCTTCTTTTTTTTCTTATCACTAGAAGATTTGTCTGAAAAAGCGTTTGGGGTCTGATATCCAGGCGTAGCGCCAGAAGTAGTAGCCTCATCAAGCTCTTTCTTGATTAACTCACGAATAATTTCTTTGAGTTTATCCATTTTAGACATTTTTTAGCTCCTTAACTAATTGATAATAGCGCATTAGTGTAACTACTTGCTTATCTTCAACAATTCTTCCCTTCATAAGAGTTTCTGCTTGATTTATAGCCTCATTGAGTTTAATCTTCGTAACTTTGTCTGAAACTTTAGGTAAATGTGATTGGAGTTCTTTTTTTACCTTAATTGTTTCACTTTCAATGAGCTCTTTAAGAGAATTGGTATTAGAAATGTTGTTTATGTACTCTTTTAACAAATTCCTTTGCTTTGAGCTAAGAGTACTGTATTTTTTATTAAATTTTTCAATTAAAATGCTATAAGCAAGTAATCTCAAGTCTTTTTCTTGCTTTCTATATCCCTCAACCATAACATTCTCTTTTGTTTTCTCTGAAATTCTTTTTCTTGTTATGTTCTCTACTATCGTAAAGCGACATTCTGTTTCCATCTTGGGATTTGTATCTTCATTTATAGAAAATAGCTTATAAATTGAAGCACTTACTTTATAATTTGATATTCTAGCCATAAAAAAATCATTTATATCGTATTTAGAGCGAACTTCTTTAATTAAATTATATTTCTCTCTTTTTAAAGAACTTTCGCTTAGTCTAGTACGAGCAGTTAAAACCGCATCTACTAAATGATTGGCTTTTGTTTCTGACTTATAATTCTCTACAGTTAAAACTCTGTATAGTTCGTATTCTTTACCTAATTCTGTGTTTTTATTAAAAAAGTTCTTCAGTATATTAGCTGCAGAGCCTTTCTTATCGTTATTTAACACATCAACCGTAATCTGGCGAGTTAGTAACTCAAATAATATACCTGTGTTACGGATTTTTGAATGCTTTGTCTTTGAACTCATATTAAACTCCAATCATTTATATAATTCTTCATATATAAATATATGACTACTCAGTTTTTCTCATTATTAATGGAAGATACTTCCGATTTATATTCATCTTCTAACTCATTAGCCTCTGAGAGCAGTTCTTTCCCACTTGAACCCAAGTGCTTAAACAAATTTTCATAATGTTTCGCGGCTGTCCCACCATAAGCCATTTTTTTATCGTGCGCCCCTAGGGGATCTCTTCCTCTCACACCACTATCTTTACTATATTTATTAGCTTCTTTAGGTCTTCCAGCACCTGGCTGACCACCTTCCTCTGAACCACCATTGTTATCTAACTCATGACCAGTTCTACCCATAGCCATATCCGATGGTGTGCCAGACGCCTCGCCACTTTGAGCAGGATCATTACCTTCGTTTTCTATTTGAGAACGTCTGAACTTAGTTTTATAGTCAAATGTAATCTGCTCATCAGTTTCTTTAATTTGTTCGTCTGTAAATTTGAATATGTTTTTGTATATCCACTCAGTAGATACTAACCCATCCTGTAACATGGATGATGCAAGTGTTGTTTTGTTATTCCACAACTCAATCTTTTCCTGTTCATAGATTGTAGATGGATTCGTTAAACCCAAGTCAAAGTTTACAAGCTCTTGGTCTCTAAACCCTTGTGAGTATAGGTGAACAACAGCAATCTTTGTTAATTCACTAACAACGATTCTTTGTATTCTTTCAATTGTTCTGGCAAAACGAACATCCTCAGCAGCTAATGTAGCTTTAGAACCTAGCCCCTCTTCATATCCCAAGAAAGCCTTTGGAACTCTTAAAGATGCAAGTAATCTATTCTTTAGGTATTCAATATCATCAACAGCGTCATAACTTAATCCACTTAAAGACTCAATGGACGTTCCACTATCACCACCACGAACTGGTAAGAAGAAATCTTCTGTTAAGTTCTGTATGTTATATCTAAGGTTATAGTCACCTGTCTTTTCATCAATGACAGGAGCCTTCTTCATCTTATTGATTACCTGTTGCATGTAATTATCAACTTCTGCTGGTGGAATGTTTCCAATGTCCAACTTAAATACTCTCTTTTCAGGAGCTCTCATAATCCTATGAATCAACATAGCATCTTCCATAAGAGTAACCTGTTTCCAAACCTTTCTACCACCCTCTAACATAGACTTACCATAAGGAACATAGTTAGAATCTGATAGAAGTCTGAAGTGTGCCACTTCGTAGTTTTCAAATGTTTGTGTTTCACGGTTACTAGCACCATGTCTATTACTATCTCCTTGTGGAGTCAACATAAACTGAACCAGCTGTGGATTCTCTTCATCATGCCACTCTAACCTAGCAACATCATAAGCAGACATAGGAGTTACATTTGTAATACCATATTTATCAGTAATTTCTAATTGTAAAAAGAAATCACCATACTTTGCCATATTACGAATCCAAGGCCATAGATTAAATTCTATGTTTATTATATCATAAAATAGATTATGCAATACATCATAAATTTGTGCGTTATCGGTTTTAATATCTAAGACTTTGCCATACTCATTTTTCATTGTTGATTCATCTGAGTAAATATCCAACGCAGAAGAAACTATAGAATCAGAATCCATAGATTCGTAGTCTCTAAATAATCCCAACCTTAATTGTTGTTGATATAGTTGGTCATTATACCCACCATTTTGTAAATTAGAATACAATTTAGTATATCTATCAACCAAATTGGTTTGGACATTCGATTGTAATTGTCCCGTGTCTACAACCTTTAGCTTTTTACCGCCGACATTTCTAACGATCGTATTTGTTGAAAATAGTCGCTTTAGTCTTGAAAATAAATCTTGCTCTGCCATAATTTGCCTCTTAGTTTAATAACCAATCTATTGATTCTTTTTCTCTATTGGGTCCTACTTCCATTTCCCAAGAATCATTTTGATTGGTTGGTTTTTGTGGTAACATCTGTGATGCTGCTCCACTTAAAGTTCTTTTAGTTAGTTCCATTCCCTCAGCCTTCAGCCTTAACGCTGTATCTCTTACCCACAGCCCTATAGCAAAGCTCATAACTAAATCATCATTATATCCAGTCATCGCCTCAGCTTTGTTGTTGTTATATATAAATACAAACAACTCATCAATTAATCGATTTGACCGAACAATTACCGACTTTTCTCTGAAATACTCTTCCAATTTAGCAATAACCAATGGTCTTGTTTTAGATGTCATACTAAATCCAGCTACCATATTACGATCTTGGCTTCTGTATCGGTTATTTATTTGGTGTTCTGTATCTACATACTTTAAATCTTTGCTTGTGTAAAATAAGTTATCATAACCTCTATCAATACATTGTTGTAATGTAGCCCAACCTATATTGTTGTTCTCAACTACTAACAAAGCATTGTTATATTCCGTTGCTGTATTTACACATAAGTTTCCAAAATCTTTTGTTGATATTTTTCCTTTGTATTCTGCTACTTGTTCCATCGTTTCTATATCCATAACGTGAAATGCAGAAAAATCCGAACCATCTCCTCTACTAACATCAGCACTCAGTACATAATCTCTAGTATAGTTTGCTGGTTGCCATATCCAAAGACAACTATCTATCCCTCTTTTTTCTAATGGGTCTGTAACGTGTGTTTGTTTATATTCATCTAAGATTACACCATCAATAACAGTTTGTCCAGAAGTTAGGAAGTCACAATCACATTCTTGAGCAGCTAAAGAAGGACCTAATAATCTGCTTTGTTCTTCTCTCCATTCATCATTTCTTTCGGGATGTAAGTTCCAATGTAGTTTAATAAAATTCCAATCATTCTCACCCTCTTCTGCACCAACCCAAGTCTTATGAAACCAATTACCAATACCATTTGGTGTAGAAAGTGCAATACATTGTCCACCAGTTGATAAAGTCTGTGAAGCAGCAGCCCATATTGGTTCAATCTTATCAATAAAAGCAGCCTCATCTAATATTAAAAGAGATAGAGCTTCCGAACGACCACTATCCTCGCCGCTTGAAACCGCTTTTACCTGTGAGCCATTGCTGTATCTCAAGGATAGTTTATTATCTTCTGTGCATTTCTGCTTTAACCAAGAAGGTAAGTTAGCGTGCATCACTCTAACCTTTGTAACTAAGTTCTTAGCAGTATCTTGTTTGGTTGCAATAACTAAAATGTTTTTGTCTTGGTGAAATGTCATCATCCATAAAGAATACCCAGCAGTTAATGTTGATAATCCTAATTGTCGAGCTTTAAGAATTACATTAAATCTATGTTCTTCAAAAGTCTTTAATGACTTTTCTTGAAAGTCCCAAAGATGAAAGGGCACTTTTCCTTTTATCGGGTGCTGGACAACGCAATACTTTTTCATAAAGTATGCTGGGTCTTTAGCGCATTTCTTATATTCGCTTTTAATTACCTCTTTTAGTTGTATTGGTTTCATTATATTTTTCCTAAAATAAATCCTATACCTAACCAAAGATATTCATTCTCATACCATTTTGGCTCAACTAATTTTACTAACTTTTCATTTGCTTCATCACGAGCTCTTAACAATTGAATTTGTGCGCTCTTAGCAACCGATAACAAAGAATCCGTTTTCATAGATTGTTCCATTTCTTTTACTAATTCTTCACATATCCCTAACGAAACAGTTTTTACACTATCGGAGTGTTGAAGTTCTTTTATATTATTAGCAATTCCTAACATCTCTTCTTGTGAAAGAGTTACACCTTGTGAAAATAAAGGAACTATTAATAATAATGGTAAGAAGTATTTCAACATATTACCCATTTTTC